GAGTACCTCGACACCGAGGCCGACGACACCTGGACGCCCGACACGGTCCCGCCAGTCGTCCAGCAGTGCATGTTGATCCTGCTCACGTTCTTGTATGAGCCGGCCGGCCGCGGCGACGCGTTGCCGGCCGAGGCCGACCCGCTCAAGCGGCCGGCGCCGTGGGCGACCATTGACGCGTTGCTCGTGCAGCGGCGTCAGTCGGCGATTGCATGATTGGCGACTATCGGCACGTCGTGACGCTGACGACCGCCGGCGACCCGGCGATCGACGACGCTGGCGGCTATGCCGAGGCCGGCGTGCCGCTCGACCCGGCGACATGGCATTGCTCGATTGCCGCGGCGAGCGCGCGCGACCTGGAGCGCGTCGGCGGCGGCCAGGTCAGCTCGACGGCGTCGCACGTCATCCGCGGCCGGTACCATCCTGGCCTGACCGAGCATGGCCGGATCCAATTCGGGTCGCGCGTCTTTGAAGTGGAAAGCGTGCATGACCGCGACGAGCGGCAACTCGAAATCGAGGTCATTGCGCGCGAGCTGCTCGTGCGCGTCGTGACGCCGGTGCTGTCGAAAGCTGACGAGTCAAGTAATGCCGAATAGGATTCGGCTCGACGGCCTGGACGACATCAAAGCCGCGCTCCGCGACTTGCCGGCGACCCTGCGCGACGACGCCGCGGCGATCGTGCACAAGCACGCCGACGACGCGGCCGCGAGCATCCGCGACCAGTACCCGCTCGGCAACACCGGCAACCTGCGCGCCGGCGTGCGCGTCGAGGTCGTCGCGACCGGGCCGTTTGGCGTCAAGGTCCAGGTCAGAAGCACGGCGAAAATCGCCTGGATTTACGAAAACGGGACCGAGTTTACGCGCTACACGCGCGCCGGCCATATCTCGCGCGGCCGGATGCCGGCCGGCAAGGTCGTCATTCCGACCGCCATCCGCGAGCGCGGCGCCATGTTTACGGAGCTGGTCGGCGTGCTGGAGCGCGCCGGCCTGACGGTGCATGGCGGCTGATCCGTTTGATGTGGACGCCGCGGTCATTGCCGCGGTTAAAAACGTCGCGGCGCTCATGGCGCTCTGTCCGGCCGGCGTGTACTACGCGGTCGCGCCGCAAGGCGTCCAGTCGTTTGTGATTGTCGACCGGCTCGCGCACGTCGACGACCGCAACATGTACGCCGACGCGGCGAGCGAAACCTTTTTGTTTCTGGTCAAGGCCGTCATTCCAGGGAGCGCGAGCAACGTCGCGCGCGCCGCGGCCAAGGAAATCCGGTCGCGACTGCTCGGCGGCGCGCTGGAGCTGGTCGACTACGCGCTCATGGCGCCGGTCGACGAGGTGGAAAGCCTACGGATTGTCGAGGTCGACGACGCGAATCCCGATCGACGTGTGCAACATGCTGGCGGCCATTACGAAGTGACAGTGCAACGACTGAGGTGACGACATGAGGTATCACGGGAAAGCCGGCGAAGTGAAAATCAACGCGACGCGCGCGGCGTCCCTGAACAAGTGGACGCTCAACGCGGCGACCGACAAGGCCGACGTGACGGCCTTTGGCGATCTCAACAAGCAGTACGTCGTCGGCTTGAAGGATCTTAAAGGCAACGTCGCCGGCTGGTTTGACGACGCCGACGACGCGTTGTTCGACGCGGCCGACGCCGGCACGCCGGTCGACCTGGAACTATTCCCGGTCGACACGCTCACCGGCCTGAGCTGGAAAGGGCCGGCGTATCTCGACGCGAGTATCGAGGTACCCGCGAACGGCGGCATTTCCGTGTCGGGCGATTTCGTCGCCGCCGGCAATTGGACGCGCACCTGGCCGGCCGTCATTGCCGCGACGGGCGCAACCGCCGGCACGCCTGGCACGTTCACGCCGGCCGGCGCGCAACATCCTGCCAACATCACGCAAATGACCGGCATTACGGCGACGCCGAATACGGCCTGGACGACGGGCCAGTCGGTCGTCACGGCCGACCTTGGCCATTGTCACTGGAGCGGTACGGCCTGGGTCGCCGGCGTCACGCCGTAACATGCGGCCGGCGTTTACGGGAGCGGTCGCCGAGCTGCGCTGGGGGTATCGCCTGGCGGCTCGGCTCACCGGCTGGACGATTGCGATCGATCGACCCGAACCAGGCGAGCCGCCGCGGCCAGTCGTGCGCTGGCTGACCGCGACGGTCGTCGAGGTCGACGCGCTCGCGTTGTCGCAGTCGGGTCTGGAGCTGGTCGTGCCGCTCGCCGACCGGCCGGCCTGGCGCTGGCCGGTCCTGTCTGTCATGCGGAGCGGGACCGTGCTCCGCGCGCAACTCGGCGCAAAGGAAAAACCCGCATGTCGCGATTCGTCCGACCCGAAACCGACCGGCTCGACCTCACAGACGGCGACTGGATCCTGGTCAAGCGGCAACTGACGGCCGGCGAGCAACGCCGCGCGTATGCGCGCTCGCTGAAACCCGTACGCCGCGGCGAGCAACCAGAGGTCGACGTGGAAACGCTCGGCCTGGGGTTAATCACGCAATACCTGCTCGACTGGTCGCTGGTCGACGACAACGATCGCGTCGTGCTCATCCGCGACCAGCCGGCCGCCGTCGTCGAGGCCGCGTTGCTCGCGCTCGACCCGGCAAGCTTTGCCGAAATCGACGCCGCCATTACCGCGCACGTCGAGGCACAAGCCGCCGAAAAAAAAAGCCGGCATGGCGCGACCAGGTTGTCAGCGATCTCAGGCTCTGCCGGGTAATGCACTGGACGTACGACGAGCTGCTCGCGCTCCCGGTCGACGTGTATGACGTGCTGGTCAGTCAACTCAACGACGAGGCGCGCGCCGCCGAGCGCGTAGTCGAGTAAACGCTATGGCACTCACTGCCAATTTCGAGGCCGATTTCTCCAAGTTCTACGACGCCGTGCAACAAGCGGTCGTCGAGCTGGACGGTTTCGAGAAAGGCGCCGCGAAGGTCGAGTCGTCGCTCGACCGCATGACCAGCAAATTCAGCGGCGAAAAGGTCATCCAGGATGCGACGCTCATGGCCGAGGCCATTGAGCGGATCGGCGGCGTGTCGACGCTGACCGAGGCCGAGCTGGCGCGCGTCGGCAAGACGGCCGGCGAAGCGGTCGACAAGATGAAAGCGTTGGGCATGGACGTGCCGAAAGGTCTGCAAGACCTGGCCAACGCCACGCGCGGCGCCGGCCAGGAAACGCAAACGCTCGGCGTCTCGGTCACGGACCTGGCCGCGTCGTACATCACGGCCGAGGCCGCCATCAAGCTCGTCGAAACGGCGTACGCCGCGCTGGTCGACAGTTTCAAGGCCGTCATCACGTCGGCATCCGAGGCCGAGCAAATCGACGCCGCGTTGCTCGCGGCCCTGAAGGCGCAAGGGACCGCGGTGCCATCGGTCGTCGAGGCGTACGACCAGTACGCGCAAGCGTTACAGGCGACGACCCGGTACAGCGACGACGCGGTCAAGGCATCCGAGCGCATCCTGGCGCAAATCGGCGGCGTCATGCCGCGCGACATGGAGCGCGCGACCAAGGCAACCGCCGACCTCGCGGCCGCGCTCGGCGTCGACCTGGAGCAAGCGGCCATGATGGTCGCCAAGGCGGCCGAGGGACAAACCGGCGCGCTGAAGAAAGCCGGGATCGTCGTCGACGAGACGAGCGGCAAGACGGTCGATTTTAATAAGGTTCTGACGCTCCTCGAGGAAAAGCTCGGCGGCGCCGCGGAGGCCGCCGGCAACACGTACGCCGGGCAGCTCGACAAGCTCGCGAATTCCTGGGACAACGTGCTGGAGGCGATCGGCCGCGTCATTACCAACAACGCGACAGTACGCTCGGCGCTGGAGGGATTAAACACACTCGTCCTGAACAATACCAACGAGCTGAACGGCAACGCGCGCGCCAACGAAATGGTCAGCGACGCCGTCATCTTGCTCGCCAAGGGATTGGTGCTCGCGGTCGACGGCCTGGACATTCTCCAGCACACGTTGCAAGGCACGCGCATCCTGCTCGACTCGTTTGCCGGCGCGGCGCTGTTTGCGTACGAGGGATTACAGAAGCTCGAAATCGCGACGCAAACGCCGCTGGCCTGGGCCGGGAGCGAGCAAGCCGCGCAACGCGTGCGCGAGGCCGGCGAGGCCATGCAATGGGCCAGCGACAAGCTCGACGCGCTCAACGGCGACATCAACGCCGCGCGCGCAACGTCGGCGGCCTGGCACGACACGCTCGGCGCGCTCCGAACCAAGCTCAGCGAGTGGGAAGCCGGGCTGGAGTCGACCCGCGGCAAGACGGTCGCGCTGACGACGACGCAAACAGAATCGACCGCGGCCTGGGAGCGACAGACGGGCGCAATCAGCGCGCAGGAAATGGCGTTGCAGGAACATGCGCTGGCGACCAGCAAGGCCGGCGATAGCTGGCAAGCCGCGGCATTCAAGATCGACGCCGCGGCGACGGCGATCGCCAAAGGGATCGACGCCGCGGTCATGGCGGCCAACAAGGCCGCGACGGCCGGCGGCGACGCCGCGCTCGACGCGCAAAAGCAAAAACTCAACGAGGCCGATCAGGCGTCCGAGTTTTATTACCAGAAGCAAGCGATCGACGCCGAGGCCGCGTACGCGTACGCGCTCGACCACCAGGAGCTGTACTCGCAAGCGCAACTAGAGCTGCTCTACAAGACCATGACCAAGGCCGACGAGGCCGAGGCCGATTGGGCCGACCGCGCGAAAAAATACCTGGAAGGCACGACCGCCGCCGTCAACGCGG